TGCCTGCGGACAAAGGAATCGTAAGCCACGGCCCGCTTGCCGACGTTGCGGTCTGCACGGTAATGACAAAGTTATTTGCGGCGTCGTTGCCGGCACCTGCCGTCTGATCGACGAAGATGAACCCTTTCTCTAGGTACCCGGTAGAGGTGTTTTCGCCATTCACGTCGCGGTTAATGCCAAGACTGATGGCGCTGCCAGTCGCCGTTGCCGTGCGCTGCGCGGACGCCAAGGCAGTTGCCGTGAGCGTGGCGTAAGTTGGACGAGGCATTTGAAAGTCTCCTTGGAACAATACTAAGGGAGGAGGCTACGGATTGTAACCCCCTCCCCCAGTTTGCCTGCCTTAGCCGTGGACGATGACTTCGGCAGCGACGACGCCTGCCGTCACCGAACCGCCCTCGGTGAACTTGGCCCGAACGTACTGCGGGAGCGGTCCCGGAACAATCAGAGACTTCCGAAGGTTCAGGGTGTTCGTTCCGGCATCCACGTCAAACACAATGTCACCAATGTCCGACAGCGTAAACCAGCTATCGCTGTCGGTGGGATCGTCCGCCGCGCCCTCAAGGGTAACGGTGCAAGACCCGCCCGGATTAGTCAACGCCGTGGTGATCTTTGCGATCAACAAGGCACCGCTAAAGTTGCCGAGCAGCCCATTCTGGATAGGCAGGGCCTGCGTAGCGAGGTTGGCGTAGGCTACCGAACCGACACCCGTGGAGGTGGCGTCCTTGCTGCCGAGCGACACCCGCTTCGCAACCGATGACGAAGGATAATCAGCCATTACTGGTTAACCTCCCTTAGTACGACGACGCAGGCAACGGATCGCCATCAGCCGGGGCCAGGATGCCGTCATTGGTGACGTTGCTCAGAACAACGAAACCCTTGACGCACCCGGCAGTAGCACCGGAAGCGGCAGCCACGAACACAAAGTCGATGGTGTCGTCAACCGAGTAGTACTTACCGAGAGCGTACGGGTTCTGGTTTGCGGCGGAAAGGAGTGCCGGAGTTGCATTATCCACGTCAATGATGCCGTGGAAATCCGACCGGGTTGCCCGAGTGTCAATGGTGCCCAAAGCGATTTGAGTCGTCTTGAGGAAACCGTCGTCATCCCCACCGTCGCCAACTTTAAGACTTGCCGCCGCGCCCGAGGTGGTAAACGCCTCGGAAACAAACGTGCTGACCAAGTGGACGAAGGTTCCAGCCTTGACCGGGATGGTGAAGGTCTGGGACGCAAGGGCATTGGTGCCGTCCGCCGACCACTTGATCTGGAAGTGGACGATGGAGGGAGCGCGAACCGCCGCAAAGTTCTCCGCGGTGTTCAGGAAGATGGCCGCAGGGCCAAGAAGCGTAGACATATTAGTTTCCTCCTCCCTTACCGAACGTAGTGATCGACGGCGAGGGCATTACGGCGGATGCTGTTGAACTTGGTTGCGGCAAGTCCGAGGAACGCATTGATACACATGACCTTACGGCGCTCTGCGTTGTCCTCGAAGCCTTCCCACCAGGTCCAGTCATCCTTCTTGCAGAAGTGCAGCGCATTCTGGCCAAGGACCAGCGCACGCGACACGTTAGCCGAAGGCTTCAGCATCTTGGGGTAGGGCTTGATGTAGAACATCCCGAACTTACCGATGACGCCGGTCAGCAGGGGGTTGCTCTTGTTGTAGGCGTTGGCACGCTGCGCCTGCACGAAGTCAGGATCGTACAGAAGCTGCTCCACACCCTGATGCGAACACATGAGAATGAAGGCATCGTCGCCCTCAACACGCAGGGGCTCCAGCGGGGTGTCCAGCGTCTCCATAGCGATCGTCTGGAGCTTGGTCAGAAGCTGCGCGGTAAGCACGTCATCCGAACCAACGCCAGTCGCGCCTGCAATCGCCGCCGTGGCGTCGCCCGCAGCAACGCAGTGAGCAAGGTCGAAGGTAGCGATGGCGTTACCGAACACCGACGACTCGGTGTTGTTGCCCGACGCACCCTGACCGTAGGTGTCCAGCGTGTTGCCGTAGTAGGTGGTCAGACCAGACAGTCCGAGGATGACGGACTCTTCGATCTTGCGGGCAGCCCATTGAGCAAGCTTCATGCGGAACTCCTTGCGGTAGTTCAGCAGGGTACGCTGCTCGGACAGCAGACCGCTGGTACGGAGCTGCTGGGCGATGGGCTGGATGTAGACATCCATCGAGTAGGTATCGAGGTCTTCGCCGGTGTCACGCAGAAGCGCGTCACCCTCGACACCGCGACCGACAATACGAGCGGTGTTGGCGATGGTCACGCGATCACCAGCCTGCGACTGGAAGTTCTCGTGAACCTGGATGACGCCGACAGCCTGCGAAGCATCAGCGGCCTTGAAGCGGCTAGCCTCGTCGATCGAGTACATGAGGGGAGCGAAGACCTGCATCTTCTCCGCATCGCGGACGACGAGTTCGCTCCACTGCCTGACCCTCAATGGGTCGTTATCACCGAATACCCATGCCATGGGCGGGAATCCTCCGGGTAGAGGCCCGATCAGTAGTCAGCGTAGGCTGCGGCTTCCAGTTCAGCGTTGGACATCGCCCGGATATCCTTGCTGACCCCGGAGTTGCCTCCGGTGGAAGACGACAGACTGGCTACACCTTTCGGACCTAGTGCGTTAGGGGCTTTCTTTGCCAAGAGCGCTTGGACCTTCTTCAGGGCCTTCGCTTCCTCTTCCTTGCGGATTTGTTCACGAAGTTCTTCCACGCGGGACTTGGCGAATTCCGGGTCTGCCATTCGCTGATTGCGGGCGATCTCAAGCGCGTACTGGGCGGGCCGGGGATGCGCCAGAATCTTCTCAAGCAGATTCGGGGTTTGGGATACCATCTTGGCGAACGGGTGGTTCGCGTCCGACAGGTTGACGAGTTGGTGGTACTCCTCCAACTCTCCTGACTTTTTCAGGTCTTCCTCGCTAGACTGAATCTTGCTGGCGAGATTCGCCTGCTTCAGACTTTCGATTTCGGCCTGATACTTGCGGTCCCGCTCCGCCAGCTTGTAGTTGATGAAGGCTTCCGGGTCCAGATACGGATCGGGGACTTCTTCAACCGTTTCGGGCTCGGGTTCGGGCTGCTTGGCCTGTGGCTGCTGGAACTGCTGAAGCATCTCCAGAAGCTGCTTGCGCTCGGCTTCGGCTTCCCTGCGCCGGTCCCGTTCAATCTGAAGGGCGCGGGTCAGGTTCTGTTGGATGGCCTTGGGCGACTTGGGGTCTTCAACCTCAGGTTCGTCCTCGACCGCCAGACCCTCAATGGTGGGTTCCGATTCCGCCTCGGGTGCTTCAGGCTCCGCGGGTGCCGATTCCGCAGGTTCTACGGCAGGTTCTTCGGCCTTGGGCTCTTCGAGGTCAAAGGCGAGTCGTTCGAGTTCTTCGTCCGACAGCCCCTTGAAATCGTCACTTGGCATCTGGTCTCCTCTTTAACGCAGTAGGTCACGAAGGGATTGGGCATTAACGCCTGCCCGGCGTGTCCAAAATATGGACGGAAATTAAAGCGCCGTCAAGGGCTACAGGATAAATCGCCCCATGGCCCAAACCTTGGGCGACTTGATAATCGTCTTGCACTGGTCAGGCGTCTTGATGTAGCCATGCTCAACGAAAGCCCGCCAAAGTGCAGCGGCATCCTTCATCGCATCGGACTTGGACTTGTAACCAAGTTGTTCCCAGGCGTCCAATGCTTCATTCAAGTCATTCTTGGGTTCAATTGCGCCCTTCATACCATCATTCCTTCTTGGTTTGGCAGGATGTTCTGGCCGAGGTTCATCGGATTAAGCATCGCGGCCATTTGTTCCGGGGACACTTGCAGGGCTTGTTCGGAAGCATTCAAGTTTGGCGACAAACCAAGGTCGCCAAGAATAGCGGGAGGTGCGCCGCCGGGTGCGGGCGCGCCCGGAGGCCCGCCTTGTGCAGCGGCTGCGGCTTGCTGGGACTCGCCCTTGGCCTGCCGCACCAAGTCCATGACCTTGCCCTTGAACGGGATGTCGCCAACCATGATGGCTGCCTGATGAAGGGCGTTCCGCATAATCGGATCCTGCTCCGTCTCGGACATAGCCGTAAGCATCTCCATCGCACGGTCGCGCTGGGTCGGCGTCCAAGGCGCTTCCTCGATGGCGAGGTCGAACCGGGCCTGCGTAATGTCGTTCAGAACGCGAGGCTCGCCCGTCATCGGGTCCATCGTCGTCTTGTTCAACTGGATGACCTTCTCGGTGTTCAGGTCGTCCGTGATGCGGACCAGCCACTCATCAGTGTGTGCCTGCTGAACAAGTTGGGCAACGAGTTCGCCAACCAGCTTGTGAGCCATGTGCAGGTTTGCTTCCTTCGGGCGCTGGATGGTGGCGCCTTGAATCATTGAAATCTGCTTGGCCTTGCCTGACCGGGATGATGAATCGAAGCCCATCAGGTCGTCGTTCATGCCGGAAACCGACTGGATTTCCTGCTTGGCATCCTGCATCAACTGGAACTGCGACGAGGCCGTGCCTGGCTTGGGCATCATGTCAATATCATCGCGGTCACCAATCCAGATGGCGTCGGGTCGTGCAGCCTTCATCTGCACTTCCTCAAGCGTCATCTGCGTAGCGGCAAACGCCTTCTGGCTGATTCGGATGCTGCTGGAAATCAGTTCCCATAGCAGACGCGACCGGCGGTGATTGATTTCACGCTGCGGGTCCTTCAAGGTCTCGATCATCGAGAACGGATCGCCGTGGCGATCGCGCTTGTGCCAGATGGGCACAAACGGCAGTCGCCCGTGCTTGTATGGAGACTCTTCGCTGACCAGCAACGTGGTGCCGCTGAACACGTGGTAGCGGACGTACGGAACGTCCGCCTCGTAGACCCGGCGAACAGACGCGCCCATCAGTTGGTCCATCGCGTCGTCATCGTCAGGATTGAACTCCTTGACGACTCCGTTGTTGTACTCCATCACCATTCGCTTGCGGCTGGCACGTTCCCAAAGTTCGTGGATGGTGACGTGCTGTGTTTCTGGATCGTTGTCGTCCTTCTCGTACATGTTCCAGTCTTCCAACTGGTCCCACATCGAAGGAGGCGGCACCAAGTCCACAACGCCGTCGTAAACCTTGTAGTTGCCGTCGATGGTATCGTCGTACCCGTCGTACTCTAGCCCGCTCTGTGCATACTTAGACCGCAATTTAGGGAAAGCTCGAAGCGCGTCGGCGTATTCGACCTGGCGCGACCAGATAACGTACCGGGCGTCCGACAAGTCCGTCTGCTTGGACTGCGGATCGAGGCGAACCTCCCGTGGGTCGCAGCGCATGATCTGGACGGCCTCTGACTTCGGGTCCGCGTCCCGGATGTGGAAGCCGGTGTTGATCCAGCCGATGCCGTAGATCAAGCTGTCGCGGTAGGCGTCGATGGTGACGTGAAAAGCGTTGTTCTGGCGCGCAACAAACTTGAGTGCCGCTGACATGGCTTGAGCCACACCGTCATCGTCCAGCCCGACGGGCTTGGCCACCCAGTCGATGGGCTGCGTGACCTGCAAGCCAACCACGAGGTCGATAGTAGGTGCGATTCGGTTGATGACGACCGGGGCCTGCCGCCGCTGGCGCAGGGCTTCCTTGTCGGCGCTGGTCCACTGGTCGTTGTCGTAGAACTCCCACGACTCCTGCGCCCGCTTACGCCAACGGCTGTCGGCGTACTTGGCCTGCTTCAGCATCTTCTGAAGCCGGGCAACCAGCTTCTTGTCCGATTCCCCCTTCACGGCGGCGGTTGTCGAACGCACAAGGTTTAGCATCGCGTCCGGGCCGGCAACCGAAGACGAGTCGTCCTGCTGGAACAAGTCCAGCAAGTCCTTCATCAGTTCGTCCACTTGACCCTGCCTTTGGCTAGTACGCCATCCAACTCAGACTCGTGTCTTGTTGCCTCACCGTCCGCCAGAAGCTGCGCTCCTCTTTCTGGAGCGGCGTCAACGGGCGACTCATACACCCATACCGTAGCGCATCTGCGGCGTGATCTTCCATCTTGGTGTCAACATCTTCAGGGTTGGTCTTTGCCTGAAGCAGGTCCACCATTTGATTAATCAGATTCTCGCAGTTATTCGCAATCATTAGGCCAGGAAACTCCCCGTCACTCATCGCTTCGAGGCGAAGATGTACCTGGTTCCACCCTTGAATACGGTTCTTGTCGGCTCTATCCCATATAATGCCGTGCTTGGCGAACTCCTCGCCAATGCTAGGGGCACTGCTGCCTCGCTTGTCCCAAATGTGGTCACCAACGCGGTACGCGATGACTTCCTTCATCTGGTCTTCAATGGACAGCATCCACTCCGCGACCTGCGTAGCTGTCATCTGCTTGTCGTACAACTCGCGATAAATCCACATGCGCCCGTCGTAATCCACCGCGCCGTACAGGATGCAGAACGGGGACGAGTAGCCCCAGTCCATCATCGTGAACCGGTACCAGTCGTCGGGGATCTCAATG